GAGATGGCCTCATAGGAGGACATAAGTATCTCCGGTACCGGGAGATCGAAGATGATCGATCCAACAGTCCCAACAGACCCTGAGAGGAGGACTTGGAGAGGGGGGATCTCCAGGAGGAGGACTCCCAAGGTCTGTTGGCTTGCTGTGAAACTTGCGATAATCGGTGGAAGCGAAATTTGTAACTGGGCGAGCTGGCCGGCCGTTCCTTCAAGAAGGACTTCAAGTGCTGGGAAGTTCAAGTGCAGGTCGGCGGCGAGCCCGGTCGTCCCGGTAAGAGCCGCTTCAATAACTGCAAGGTCAAAGGCCAAGGCTGCGCCGGTCTGAGCGTCGAAGACGATCGCCGGTAGGTCGAGGTCTAGGGAGCAGGTTGCACCGATTACTGCGGTAGCAGTAAACTCCTGGAACGGAACTTCGAAGGCGAGGCCGGAGCCTGCACCGAGCAGGACTTCCGGTACAGGCAGGTCGAGGGCGAGCCATGCCGGCGCCGAAGTCTCTCCGAAGAACTCGATTACTGGGAGGTCGATGACCATCGAGACGTTGACGCCTCGGGCCTCGATCGCAACAGCGATAGCCGGCAGGCTGATAACGAACGAGTTCGTATCTGCAAGTACCGTCGGTGCGTACCCGGTAGAAGTGGAAGCCCCTACTGCAGGCTTCGCGTAATCGTCCGCGACCGCGACGGTCGGAGCATACCCGGTAGAGACCGAGGCTCCTACGGCGGGATATGCAGTATCCTGCCCATCCTCAAGATAAAGTAGCCCGAAGCGGATGCTCATTTACATTACCAGCAAGTTCCAGAGGAAGTCTCGGCCAGTGCCTGCCGTCTGCTTCAGCGTGCAAATTATCTCAGTATCAACTGGGATCGGGGGGGAATACTTGAGCGGCTTCGCCTGCGCATGTGCGTAGGTCTGCTTGTAAGCAAGCCCTGATGCTCCGCCTGCTGCGGCCTTCGTCTTCACTCTCAGCTCGACTACATCGCCAAGGACCATGTTGACTGTGTCAACAACGAGGACGTAGACCCCCGCAGTCACCTCAGTATCAAGCGTGTGCTCGGTAGTTATTACTGCGGTCTGGGTGGCGGTTCCTACTGAAGTAACAGCCATAAATTCCTCCTATGCTATGCCGTACATGACGACATCGAAAAGTCTATCGGTAGCATCGACAATTGTGCAGGCCGCTCGTACTGCGACCCTCGTCCCTGCCGGGATGTTGAAGTCATCGTAGAACGCAGTTAAGTTCGGATACACTCCGTCCGAGGTCAGGTTGGCAGATACCGCGATATTGGGGAGAATGACTTGCTCTGTCCCTGCGCCGCCAATGCCGATATCAACCAACCAGTTGCAGTCGGTCCTTGCAGTGTTTGCGACGTTCCCAAAAGCGAAGAACGCTCTGTCAATCTCGTTGGCAAGCGACGCGGTCAACTGCACCCATGCTCCCTTCGTGTTATCGACAGCACCCGGATCGATTTGCATCCCACCTGAGTCGGCAGTACTCTCGCCTATGGTTATCAGTCTTCCGCCGTCTTGATCTCCGCCGTCTTCAAGAAGTACGGCACACCTAACTAATCTACTTGCCGACGTTCCTGTAGCTTGCGCTCTTGCGGCAATCCGTGTACCAGCTTTGATCGCTGTCGGTATTCTTTGCACTATTCCTGGGCAGTTACCGCCTATCGTGCCTACGGTGACGAGAAGATTAGAAACGACCGTCTGCTCAGACCCTGCCGGCCCGATACCTATGTCAACGAGATAATCCGACCCTTCGAAGGCGTAGGCGATCATCACTGAGAACGCAGAGGCGTCAATAGGTGAAGAGTCTGTAAGCTCTACCCAAGACCCCTTGGTGTTCGCAGTCAACGAAGGGTATACTGCCTCGGGCCGGACCAATGTGTCCTGCCCGACCATGCTGAACTGCGCCGACCCTCTTATTTGCCAGTCACCCATTATGTCACCGTAAAGATGCCGCTCGAAGAGAGCTGAATAACGAAGTCGTTGCCAGTCGTCGAAGTCTTGCTCCCAGTCGTTTCGAGGTCACAGTATCGGATAAGCTTGCCGGAGGCGACGTGATAGATCACAGCGTACTTCGCGGTGATCGACCCTCCTGACGCTGTCCATGTCGGATCATCTGCATCCCACTTATCAACTCCTGCAGTGTTCGTATAAACCACTGAGGTCAGCCCTTGTCCTGCGGCGGTATACCCTGTGCCTCCGGCGTGATCGTGCGCGGAAAGATCGGCCCACGTGTCGTCGGTCAGGTCGGGCGTGTACGTATCCAGCAACAGGGCGCACTTGAAGGTGTCGGCAGTCGCGACATCGAAGTCGATCGTGCCGATCATCCCGTAGTAGATGCCTTTATTGAATTTTACCCAAGGTCCAGCAGCCATTGGCTACCTCCTGTTTTTTGATATTGACAACAACTGTAGACTCGTGTTACAATGGTTGCATGGGAAAAAATTACAAACCGAGATTATCATATTGTCACCATTGCGGAGAACGGCTGGTCGTAAAACATGGACCTCAAAAATACTGTTCTCAGAACTGCTACATGCTCAGCAAAATGCCTCACCCATCGCCTACCGAAAAAGGTTGCTGGTTGTGGCCTGGGGCTGTGTTCACTAACGGCTACGGGCATATCCGGTGGCGCGGAAGATCTGTCAAAGCCCACAGGTTGGCATTTATTGCTGTTCACGGACCTGTTCCTGAAGGTCTTGGGGTGCTTCACAAATGCAACAACAAGCTGTGTTACAACCCCGAACATCTTTACGCAGGCACCCCGCAAGATAACGCGGACGATGCTGTTGCCGCAGGAGTTATAGCCCGCAGACCTGGAGAATTGTGCCCAACAGCGAAGCTTACCAATGAGAAAGTCCTGGAAATTCTTAGGAGGCTCGCCCTTGGGCATATGCACGCTGAGATAGCTAGAGCCTTCTCCGTCAGCGTTACCACGATCACCAACATAAGCGGTAACAAAATCTGGAAGAACATTCCAAGAGAGCGCAATCCTAAGAGGCCACACTGGGCAACTAAGCTCACAGAAGACATGGCTACTGAGATTGTCAGACGACTGTCTATTGGGCACTCCTGCTATGCTATAGCCAAAGACTTCCCTGTGCACAGAGTCACGATAGCCGACATCAGAGATAACAAGACTTGGAAGAATATTCTTAGATATTAGCATTACGCTGACATGGGTTGCGTGACTTGGGCCGTGTCGATGGTCGTAGTTGCGCCGACCGCAACAGTCAGACTCGACATGCGAAGTTCTCCAGTACCTACACCGCAGACACCGTCAAACCGTTCGGCGGTAGAAGAAGCCCCGGTCACATAGGCGTTGGTGTAGCATCTGAACCAGCCAGCAGTTCCTGCGGCAAGACCGACACCACTCCACACCTCGGAGGTTTCTTTGGCGGAGATGCCGGCTGCGGCATCGGCAAGGTTCAGGCCGTTGGTTGAGGTTCCTGGAGTAAAGGCGCCGGAGGCAACCGTAATTCTTAAGAGCTTGGTCCCGGACTCGGTAAGGTCGGCGGTGGCCGGCTGTGTGCCGGTGTAGACCTCGATCACGCAGTCGCGAAAGATCTCGTCGAGGGAGCCGCCGTTCATGCCTGCGGCGACGATAACCTGATCGCCTGCGATTTCAGTGACAAGGGAGCCTGCAGGGATCTCAAGGTAGCCTGCGGCAACCGCAGAGACTTTTACTCCGGCGACGTTGTTCGAAGTCGAGCCGGCGACAGAGACATAATCTCCAGCGACGTAACCTGCTGTTACAAAGCCGTTAGCGGAGTCGGTAATTCGATCAGTCGCTCCGGTGCCAGTGCCGTCGCCGAAAGCGAAGGTCGTACCTGTGACCATTTTGGTCGGGTATGAATGCTTGGACACCATGCCGTTGCGAACTCCAGTTGACAATCTTGTAGCCATTTTATTCTTCTCCTTTAATTATCAAGCCTCAATTAGAACGAGGTAGCGACTGTCAACAATCGCAGCGCTTGCGTACCGTCCTGCTGGGAAAATAAGTTTATTGTACGTGTGATTTGTGAATGTGCCGTCTTCACTGCCTGAGCAAATCCCTTGCGGCGTGGTGAAAATTACTGACTTCGGCCCGCCCATCTTCTCGGCAGGGCACCAAACTGAGGAACCTTCGAGGACGCCGAACGGGGCCTTCTCTTCTCTTTTGGTCTTCCGCCACTCCGTGCCTCGGTAGAAGAGGACTTGAGTTGTCGTCCCGACCCAGAGGCCGACAGGCGTCGGCTGCAACATCGTCACCCTATTCGGGAATAGCTTCATGTCGCTGTGCAGGTCGAAGACTCCATAGAACGAGGGGAGCGAGGCGAAGACTACATCGTCTTTCGCCATCAAGGCTCGGCCCGCGAACCAGCTTACCAGATGGCCTGTCGGTGGGTTCGAATAAATATTCTTAGGATTTCCGGGAGCAGTGAACGTTCCCTTCTGCCAGGCGAAGTCTACGCCCTTAAAAACATAGCCTTTCTCGTAGCCGTTGGTGTAGTAGATCCTCCCTGCTATCGGGTAATATCGCGTCCTGGCGCCGAGTGTCAGGCCGGTGCGGATAAGCGCCCGAGAGTAGTCGGGAAGAAGTTGGTACATCTCAGTGCCAGCGACATAGACGCAGGTCTCTCCGTTGGAGAACGCGCACCTAGAGGCTTCTGCCCGCTTGGCGGTAGAGCGTCCAAGACGGCTGAACGGTCGGCCAGAGTTGTCGACGTTCATATTGACCAATTGGGCAAGCTCAGTGACTCCGGTCTTCAGGTCGTAACTCAGCCGTACCGGGTCAAGTGCGTTGTTCAGCCCGGTTGTAGCTTTGAAGAGCGGTATGAGTTCTGCCTGGGCCATTGTTACGTCCTATAGGCAGGGTCGGACCCTACTCGGGTCTCAAGATTGTGCAGTCTGCGGAACGCTGAGCGTCCATCGCTGACGTACTCATTGAAGTAGCTCAGGTGGTCATTGGCCTTGACCGGGTCCTGCGCCTCCATGTCGTGATGGTTGAACGCCTTGTAGGCTGCCCACTCGATACATGCTCGTTGGAAGCGGGCTGGGAGTTCTGGAGTAGCCGCTTGCCCCGGTGTCGCGCCGTCTCCGGCAAGATCGTACCTGCTATATCTCCAGAGATGGAGATTGAGGATGAGGCCGTTCTCAGTGATGGTCGGCGTCGGTGCCAGCTTGATGAACCCAGTCGTCTGATCGGTCTGCCACTGGACAGGCATCCCTGTCTCTGTAGTTCCTAAGTCGATCGGCCACTCGTCAGGCTCTGAAACTGAGTCTTGAAGAACTTTGCCTAAACGCTTTGTTCCGTACCAGATATTCATAACTTGGATGGCTTGGGCCGGGACGGCGTAGAGCGCCGTGTTCGTGACAAGCGTCAGCGAGTAGTTCGCTATATCGACGAAAAACCCAGTCTCTTCGCAGAACTTATCTTGCCCTTCAGCAAGGTAGGCGAGGAGCCTTGCGTCGCTCCATGCTCCATTCGTCGTCTCGCTGTTGAGGACTTCGAGGAGTTCTGTCAGCATCTCGGCGCGGGTCATGGCTTACGCTCTCCGCCAGGGGATTGCTGAGTACCTTCGTTCTGTTTCCTCTAGTTCTCCGGTGTATGGGTTTTTCTTCTGCTCGATATGTGTAGCTATGGCGAGTTCGAGAACGTGGACTACCTCGGGAGGTACCTCTACAGGTACTCCCCTCTTTATTTGGTAAACCACTCCGTTGACGCCGACTGCTTCGTAATTGTCTTTGCAGCCTGCCATTTCATCGATGATAATGCGAATTTTCCTGGTCTTTTCGTCAATGCGGATGGCACCCATCGGCTCGTCGAGTTCTTCGTCGGTCGCCGACATGATCGCGTCGATCATCGCCTGTTTCTTAGCAGAAACTACTTCCTTGACGGGCTTCCTACTTTTCTTCTCCGGCGCTGCCGGCACGTTCATGTCAACTTCTACTTCAAACTCGTCGTTCATTTATACTCCTCCATTTTATGTTTCTTCCCCTGCGCCGCCTCGTCGAAGGCGGCGTCGAACTCTTCTTCCGTCGTATACTTCTCGTCGAGCATTGGCATGAGTTTCTCAATTATCTTGACAACCTCAGCCGCATTTTTAGCGATGTACTGTTTCTCGCTGGAGCCGGGATAGCACTCACACATACTCTTGTTATTTGCTTTCTCTTTCGGCTTAATCGGCACCCTGCACTCAATGACGAAACCGTTCGAGGCTTGTCCAATTTCCAACATCCGCTTCATATACATCAGGTGTTCTCCTTGCTGTAGGGTTCAATGAAGAGGAGGGATTCTGCACCCTCCCCTCGGTTGAGCCTTACAGTTTTTCCGGTTCGCCAATTTCCTTGGCGCCGAGCGCTTCGCCCAACTCACCGAGAGTCATTGACTTCTGACTCTCCTGCATCGCGTCTATAAAAGCGATTGCCCCTATAGCTTGGTGATACACCATCCAAGCATTGTCTCTCTGCGCTACCAGGCTCTGCCGCTCTTTGGTTAAGTCCATGTTAAGACTCCGTCCTGTTGGTCGCAGCGTTGGTACACATAATGTAATATGGCGTACCGCCTTCAGTCACGATCTTGAGGGAGTGGGTCAGTCCTTGCGTAGTGTGGGCGCAGAACAGCCCGCCAGATTCAGCAGCGACGTCCGGAACGCGGAACAGGTTGTTCGACTTCTTCGCCCCGGTATTGGTGAACCGTAGGAACGCAAAGTTCGTTGGGACAGTGACCTCGGTAGCCATGTCAGTGTCTACCTGAATGACCGCGCAAGTGCCTCCCAATGTGGTGGACAGCGCGGCGATCCCGAAAGTCACTCGGAGAGCATTGGCTGCCCCGGATACTGCAGCGGAGGCTCCAGCGGTGCCGAGAGAGATGTGAGCGCCGTTTACCGTTCCGCCAGTTGCGACGGACACGTTGTTGATGGTACTCATCGCCCGGAAGGCTTCGCCTGACCCGCCTGCGCCAGAGAAATAAAGCCTGAGATACTCACCTCGCATGTCCCCGGTAGTGTGGGTCGCGTTCATAAAATTGCCTACGGCGTTTTTGGCGGTAGCCCCAAGCTGCTCAAGCACAGAGGTCGATGTTGCCGGACCTACACGAGGACGGCCTCCAGAGTGGGTGAGAATTTCGTCGGTGACGAGGCGAAGAGTCCTAACTTCTTGTCTGCTCATAATAATCTCCTCCAGGTATTATAGGCCCGCCTGGACGGGCTATCTTTTTTAGCGGAACGCTACCACGCGAACAACGTCGGCTGCGGTATCGCAGATGTCGGTACCGAGAGTAACGCCTTCGCCTTTTCCGAGCATATCGTACAGACTTGCGCCGGTTGCGGTAGCGACGAACGGTTTGTCGGCGGTGGCAACGGTTGAGCTAGTGATCGACAGAATGGCTACGGTCTCTCCGTTGATGGTGACTTTGTCACCTACTGCCAGCTCGCCAACGAAGTTGGTAGAAGTTCCGGTGATAGTCGGCGACGCCGCTGTTACGGCGACGGTGCCGGTAACGGCTGCGCCGGCATTGCGGCCTGCGTACAGCGTGATGGACCCTGCAGCGTTGACCGAGTTCTGTGTGTCAGCATGGTTGCCGTTGTCAAGCGAAGTGCCTGCGGCCATGCCGTAGAAATACTCGTAAGCAGCGAGGTTGTTGACGTTATAGGCTCGCACATAGCGAGGCTGCCAGCCGCAAACCAAGTTCACAGCGACAGCGGGGTTAGAGACGGTCACGGAAAAAACCTTCTGGACCTGATCTGCGTAGTTCAAAGACATTTTATATTCTCCTTATTTTAAGAGTTGGGGGCCGAAGCCCCCTTCAATTTTAAAGCTCTGCAGCCGCTACCTCAGCTCTGCACATCCAGAGTTGATTCAGGATGACAGCCGCGAAGTAAGTCTTCCAGCCAATCCAGCCGCGCTGGCCGAGCTGATCGCCTTCCCGAGAAGTTCCAGGGTTGACGACGAACGGGTCGAGGGCGGTCTTCCCTTTGAGCGGTGTTACCGCCGCACACTCGGCGGCGATGTAGATGATCGGATATACGTCGGCACTGGTGCCGGTCGTGGAGATCATCGTGGTGCCGGAACCTGCTTTAAGCCCGCCGCCGTCAGCCCAAGAAGTGAACACGGTAGAGGTTAGATACCGAACATCGCCGATACTGCCGATCTCAGTCGGATACGAGGACATCGAGCCGTAGTCGACAACGTCCTTAAAGCCGGGGATCGCCTGAATAGTAGGTTCGAGGTCGGGGTGAATAAACGCGATGAACGACGGCTTGACGGATACAGTCTCCATTTTCGCCGAGCTGCTCAGTCTTTCAGTGATGGCGGACGCATTCTGCCGCTTAAAGCCCCTCGTAATCTTCTGCTGCAGCGCTTTGGTCAGTGGAGTGTTTACATCGGTCCGCGCAGTACCGTTGGCGAAGTACACGTTAGTACCGGCCTTCATTACGTTGAACAACCGAGTCTCAACAGAAAGTGCAGCCTGTTTTGCGAGAATGCTGGTGTACTCTTTGATGATAGGGTCTTCGTGCGTATCGGC